GCTTATGCAATCGACTGATTCCCTTAACGAATTGGGCGCATTTTGCGCTGAATTTGTGGGGAAAGTGGCGGCAAAAGAAGTGGTTTTGCCTTACGCGGTCAAATATCAAGTTAATCAGATTGCTTCGGTTTTTGCAGATGTGGCAACACGGGCAACGCTGACAAGCCAGACGCTTTTATCGTAACCAATCTTAAATCCCTCTTTTAACTCCCTCCTTTCGTAAAGGAGGGCTGGGGTGGATTTACAACTAAATCCCCCTTAATCCCCCTTTAAAAAGGGGGAAACTTTGCAGGAGGCTTTATGCCAGCAGATTACCACCACGGTGTGCGAGTCATTGAAATTAACAATGGCTCACGCCCGATTAGAACGATTGAAACGGCTGTCATCGGCATGGTATGCACAGCTGACGATGCGGATGCAGCAACCTTTCCTTTAAACACGCCGATTTTAGCTTTTGGTACACGCGATATTTTAGACAAAGCGGGGAATACAGGGACATTAGCGCATTCTTTGGATGCGATTAAAGACCAATGCGAACCCACGATGATTTTTGTGCGGGTTGCCGAAGGTTCTGATGCCGCGCATACCACCAGCAATATTATCGGAGGCTTGTTAAATGGGCGAAAAACAGGCTTACAGGCGTTGCTCAGTGCCAAGATGATTTTTGGACTTAAGCCACGCATTATCGGTGTACCGAAATACGACACCGAGCAAGCTGTCGCCACGGAAATGGGCATTATCGCTGAAAAGTTGCGCGGCTTTGCGTATTGCGGGGTAAAAGCCGACACACCTGAAGCGGTGGTTACTTATCGTAATAATTTTGCCAATAAACGGCAAATGTTGTTATGGCCAAATTTTACCGGCTGGGATACCGCTACCAGCTCAACGAAAGAACTTTACGCATCGGCACGCGCTTTGGGGCTACGCGCAAAAATTGATGATGAAACGGGGTGGCATAAAACGCTATCCAACGTTGCTGTCAATGGCGTGGGCGGCATTACGCAAGATGTGTATTGGGATTTACAAGCGACTGGAACGGAATCCGACTATCTTAATGGCAATGAAATAACCACGCTGATTAATGAATCGGGCTACCGGTTCTGGGGTTCACGTACTTGCTCGGATGACCCGCTGTTTGCGTTTGAAAACTACTCACGCACGGGTGACATTATTGCCGATACGATTGCTGAAGCGCATTTTTGGGCGGTAGATAAGCCGATGTCGGTAGCGTTAATCAAAGACATTATTGACGGGATTAATTCTAAATTACGCTGGTTTGTGCAGAACGGTTATTTACTGGGTGGCGAGTGTTGGTTTGATGACAAATTTAATCCGAGTGATAACGTTAAAGCAGGTCGTTTAACCCTTGATTATGACTACACGCCTGTGCCACCGTTGGAGGATTTGACTTTTCAGCAGCGGATTACTGATAAGTACGTCCTTAACTTAACCAAACAACTCTAAGGGGATTATATGTTACCGCATAAGCTTAAAAACTTTGTGTTGTATGTGGATGGCGTGGGTTACGCGGGGGAATGTGAGGAAATTACCACCCCGAAACTGACCCGTAAAATGGAGGAATATCGCTCAGGCGGTATGGACGCGCCCGTTGAAATTGACGTGGGCATGGATAAATTGAGCATGGAATTAACGCTTGGTGAGTCAGTTCCTGCGCTCACAGGGACGTTTGGTGCAACCACCATTGATGCGGTCAAAATCCGTTTAATGGGCAGTGCTGAATCGGATGATTTAGGGCAGGTTATTCCAGTCGAAATTGCGGTGCATGGACGGTTTACAGAAATTGACATGGGCAATTGGAAACCAGGCGACTCAAATACCACGAAATACACTTGTGCCATTTCTTACTTTAAATACATTTCAAACAGCAAAGATATTTTAGAAATTGATGTGCCAAAAATGATTTTGAAAGCCGATGGTAAGGATATTTATGCCGCGCGGCGCAAGGCGTTGGGCATGACGTTTTAACCCCTTTAATCCCTCCTTTCATAAAGGAGGGCTGGGGTGGATTTGCAAGGCTTTAAATCCCCCTTAACCCCCCTTTGAAAAGGGGGAGACTCCCTCCTTTCGTAAAGGAGGGCTGGGGTGGATTTGTAAGGCTTTAAATCCCCCTTAATCCCCCTTTGAAAAGGGGGAGACTCCCTCCTTTCGTAAAGGAGGGCTGGGGTGGATTTACAACTAAATCCCCCTTTGAAAAGGGGGAAACTTTTATTCACAGGATTATCCACAATGAACGAAACACATAAAATTACGCTAAAAAAACCATTGGAACTGGCAGACGGTCAACAGTTAAGCGAGTTTGAGATTGAAGAACCGAATGCGGCAGCTATGAAGGGCTTGAATCGGTTTGATATTTTGATGATGAATGATGATGCGCATAAAAAGCTATTGCCGCGTATTAGTAAGCCTTCCATCAGTCCTGCGATGTTTGAAAGAATGTCGCTGAAGGATACGCAAAAAATTATGACAGTGGTGACAGGTTTTTTTGTGGATGCGGAGGAAAACTCCCAGGCGATGTAATGCAAGCATGGGCAGTGATTAATCGCGGCATTGGTCACTGGCCGCCCTCTGAAATGGACGATATGTCGCTTGAAGAACTGGAGGCTTGGTACATGATTGCCGTTGAAAATATTGAAGCCGAAATTAAGGCTAATAAGGTTTAGATAATGGCTAATCAGCTCGCTTTACAGGTCACATTAGGTGCGGTCGATAGAATGACCGCGCCACTAACTGCGTCTTTAAATGCCAGCAGGTTGCTGAACACAGAATTACGACAATTACACGCTAATCTTCGCGCGTTACGTCCTGAGCTTTCTGCAACCACGCACGGCATTCAATCGCTTGCCACCGCAGAACGCAACGCAGTACAGCATATTCACAATGCCAATGCAGCTTTAAATAGACAGCTCAACACGCTGCAACGGCTGCATACTTTGCCGCCTTTACCGCCACCGCCACCTGTTCCCCCTTTACCGCCCAATCCACCACCCAGACCTAATCCACCGCCACCACCGCCACCTGTTCCGCCGTTGCCTGATTACAGGCGACAGTTAGATGCTAATCGGCAAATTCGCCAAGGCTTAATCGGTGAGTTAATGGGTGTTGCGGCGATTGGCGCGGCATTTGCGTTCCCGATTCAACAAGCAATAAAATTTGAATCGGTGATGGCAGATGTAGCAAAGGTGGTTGATTTTACGGGTGGCGCGACAGGCAAAGAGTTTAAAAGCATCGGACAAGAACTGTTGAAAATGTCAACTGTGATACCGATGGCTGCCAGTGGCTTGGGTGAAATCATGGCAGCGGCAGGTAGCGCGGGGATTGCTAAAAAAGAATTGCTACAGTTTACCCAAGATGCGGCAAAAATGGGGGTAGCGTTTGATATGTCGGGCAAAGAAGCAGGCGCGGCAATGACAGGGATGCGCTCTATTTTTGCACTTAGTCAAAAAGAAGTGGTTGGGCTAGGGGATTCTTTTAATTATTTGTCAAATAGTATGGATGCAAAAGCAAGGGATATGCTTAACATCGCTAACCGCACTGGTTCAATGGGCAAGCTTTTTGGCTTAACAGGTCAACAAGTAGGTGCGTTGAGTGCGACATTTTTAGCGTTAAAATCGCCGCCTGAAATTGCCGCCACAGGCATGAACGCTTTAATGTTAAAGCTTGCTACAGCCGATAAGCAAAATAAAAAGTTCCAAGAGGGTTTGGAAAGTTTAGGGCTTAGTGCGGCTGGCTTGAAAACGTCTTTAAAAAAAGATGCCCAAGGCACGTTATTAAGTTTTCTTCAGACAGTAAAAAAAGCACCTGATGTAATGGGAACGCTGTCTGATTTGTTTGGAGCTGAATACGCTGATGATATTGCGAAGTTAGTATTAAATCTTGATGTGTATCAAAAATCACTTGGTTTGGTTGGTGATGCACAAAAATATGCTGGCTCAATGGAAAATGAGTACCAAGTGCGCAGTGCAACAACCGCTAATGGCTTGGAGATACTTAAAAACAAAGCGGTTGCGTTAGCCATAAATATCGGCACTTTACTATTACCCGCCGTTAATGAAATTTTTGGCATTCTAGGCGATGGTGTGTCAAAAATAACCGCGTTAGCCGAAAAATTCCCCTTCCTGACAAAATCTATATTTTTAGCAACGGGTGCATTGCTTGGGTTAAAGCTGCTAATGATAGGAGGGTTGTTTTTCAAAACCATCATTAGTGATATGTTGATTTTTGGTCGGATGATTATTGGCTTTGTTATACCAGTGATTCAGTCACTCTACACAGCTTTAATGTTCAATCCGTTTGGTGTAGTGATAGCAGGCATTGCTGTGCTGGTTGCGGGGCTAGCCTTTACGATTTACAAATACTGGTATCCAATTAAAGCCTTTTTCACGGGCTTTTGGGATGGTTTAATGCTGGGAATAGCCCCCGTCATTGAAGCATTAAGCCCGTTGCAACCGCTATTTAGCGGTATTGGTTCAGCGGTTTCAGGGTTAATTAATTGGTTTATGCAGTTATTTTTGCCAATTCAATACACCAGTGCTGAATTGCAAAATTGTACCAACGCAGGGATGGCATGGGGCATGGCAATGGGCGCGGTAGGCTCGACAATCATGTCAATCATTACAACAGTTCTACAAGGATGGTCATTACTGGGGACGTTTATCGGTGAAACCGTAGCGGCTATGGTCATTTGGTTTACTGAGCTGGGGTTAAGAGCAATTGAAATATTTGCCAACTGGCATCCAATGGATCAAGTCTTTGCGGCGATGCAGCCCGTTATCGACTTTTTTGCCAATTTATTGCCCGCGCAATTTGTTGAATTTGGCAAAAGCCTAATGACCTCATTAGCAAGTGGCATTATGGCAGCGATAGGCACGGTCACGGGTGCTGCGTCATCAATCATTGACTCCGTTAAAGGCTTGTTTTCAGCGGCAGGCAATGCCAGTGCGGTGACTGATACTGCTTTACCCGCTGGACAAGCAGCGGCGGCAAATAGTGCGGGGTGGAAATTAGGGCAAACTTCGCAAGTTTTTGAATCGGGCAAAGGCGGTGCTGGAACTATTTCAACGGGCAAAGGCGATCGTGGCGGGGTGTCGTATGGCACTTATCAGTTGTCATCAAAAGTAGGCACGTTGGCAAAGTTTTTAAAATCGACCGCCTATGGACAGCAGTTTCAAGGATTGAGCGCGGGTTCAGCGGCGTTTAATGCAAAGTGGAAGCAACTTGCAGCATCAGACCAAAACTTTGGCACGGCGCAACATGAATTTATTAAAAAAACGCACTACGACCCGCAAATGCAGGAGTTAAAAAAATCAGGAATTGATTTATCTGGTAAGGGTGCAGCGGTGCAAGATGCGATTTGGTCAACTTCCGTGCAGTTTGGTGGTGGCACAAGCTTAATCAAAAAAGCGTTGGCAGGTAAAAATGCCGCTGCGTTGTCTGATGCACAAATTATTTCGGCGATTCAAGATTATAAGATAGCTAATAATAACAGTTTGTTTTCCAGTTCTTCAGCCGCTGTTAAAGCAGGAACGGCAAATCGCGCCGTTGCTGAAAAGCAAAAACTGCTTAAATTGGCAGGTGCTGGTACATCTGCTAATCTGACCGAGCAGCCCATCGCGGCAGCTAAAAAAGCGAAAGCTGTAGTTAAAGACGTGCCAGTAGAAACACCTAAAGCCAAGGCTGCTGTTAAAGATGTGCCAGTGGCAACACCCAAAGCTAAAGCTGCTGTTAAAGGATTGCCAGAAATGCCTAAGCTACCTGTTATTCCTGTCACTGCCAGTGCTGTACCCCCACAAAACACAGACGCGCTAAAAAAGGTCAAAACCAGTGGTATCGTTGCAAATCAGCCTGTTTTGCCTGATTTGCCGCCCAGCCAAGAACTGGCAATTAACATCCCTGAAGAACATATTAAAAAGTTTGGTCGGCAACCGACTACTAAATCTATCAGCGAACAAACATCGGCGGCTAACGCATTGGAGATACGCGGGTATTTACCCGAAACCGCGCCTAAATCTGTACCTAAAAAAGACATGGGGCTAGATGGTCTTTTCGATGTAGTGATGGGCGCGGCAATAAACCCACTTGGCACACTCATTACTGTTATTCCATCGCTAGTTAAAAGCGCGTCTCAATCACCGCTTAATGCTATCGCTTCAGCGACACCTTCAATGGATAGCGTTGCCCAAGTGCGTCCATTTATTGAAGAAAATCGACAGGCTTCTGCGACTTCATCGCCCACTGCGCCGATGCAGACAGCAAACACAGGAACGGTTTATAACCAAACTTTTACAATCACAATTAATGCTGCACCAGGAATGAGTCCTGAGCAAGTTGCAGCGCAGGTAGAACGCAAATTTAGAGAACAAACTTCTCGTAACGGGCAGATGTTTGATGGGTTTTATTAAATGCAAATGATATTAGGCTTTTTTGTTTTTACGCTCTCCACAGCGAGTTTTGAGGAATTTGACCGCTCGACCGCGTTTAAATGGTCGGCACATGAACGCATCGGGCGGCGCAGTACCCATCAATATTTAGGCGTAGATGATGAAACCATTTCACTGTCGGGGACGATTTATCCTGCGTTTAAAGGCTCGACTTTATCGTTGACATTGTTGCGAGAAATGGCAGATTCGGGCAAATCGTGGATTTTGATTTCAGGAACGGGCAATATTTATGGCAAGTTTATGATTTTGGATATTAAAGACAAACGGTCGTTGTTTATGAGCAATGGCGCGGCGCAAAAGATTGAGTTTTCCATGACCTTAAAACGCTATGATGATTTTAACGACACGCTAGAGAGTATTGCTGATGCGTTATCTAGTTGAAACTGACAGCGAAACCGTTGATTTAATTTGCTTAAAGCAATACGGGCAGACGGCGACTTATACGGAAATGGTGCTGGCGGCGAATCCTAAGCTGGCGGCATTAGGAATGTTTGTGCCAATTGGCACGGTTTTGGTTTTGCCCGAAGTTAAGCGTGTAGCAGTTAAAAACCAGAAAAATTTGTGGGATTAAAAAAAGGCGGTGGTGAGCCGCCTTTTTTGTTATTGAGGAAAACTAAGTTTTAAGTTTTTATCGTTCTTGCCACTTGCTCAAGTTCGGCATAACGCCCTCTTAACTTATCATTGATAGTGGTTAACAAGTGATAAAGGTTTTCTGGGTCAATGACTACTTTTTTATCAGCCTGTCCAAACAGGCTAGTTACCGTCTCAAGAGCTTGAATACCGCTGTCTAACTCGTTTAATTTGTCGAATAAATCAGTAACGCTGCTCATTTTACACCCCCGATGACAGAGTAAACCAATACGTTTTTACCATCGTTTTGCTTTACCTTCACGTCCAAGAAGCCAGTAGATACCATCTCGTTCAAACAGCGTTCAAAGACATCCAGTAGATTTTTTCGTCCTCTAAAAACATTTGTCCAGCGTTTGAATTCATAAATTTCCCGCGCAGTGGCTTCAATGCGGTGGTCATTAAAATAATTGAGGATAGCTTCGGTTTCTGCGGTGGAAATTGAGGGGGAATGTAAAATAGGTTGAATGGTTTTTTTAGCTAAAAAATCAAACGCAGACATGGCAACGGGTGTAGCTTTTAAGGTTTCATGGCTTACGGCTTCGAGTGCGTTTTTCAGTTCGGATTGAAACGCTTCAAACTGTGGCAAGCTCAAGGCTTCTGATTTAGGCGTTAATAATGTTTGCAACTGTGCCAACGCGCTGTTGGGGGCAAAGTACGCACCGTTTTTTCGCAGACTGGGCAAAACTTCTGCCGTAACCCATTTTTTAAACGCTTTGGCTTCTGGTTTGGTACTTCTGAGGATTGAGGAATATAAACCTGATTCGTTGATAATGAGAGTTCCACGTCCGCCTGTTGGAGAACCCAAACCGCCAATTTCGCGGTTTGACTTTTCATCATCATCTAATTTTTCACACATCTTATGAGCATCGCTATAATCTAAAGCGTCAGCAACATCTTTGGCAACAAACCAAAGTTCACTATGTTCGTCTGAAATGATGCGTAATGCGTGAGATTGAAAGTCGAATGTTTGTACTGTAGGGGATAATTTTGAATTAGGCATGATGCCACCTTTTGTGTTTATTTTCTAAAATAAAGCCTCCGAAGAGGCTGGTTAGGAGCTTAGAAACCGTCACAAAAGAACCGGCGGCGTTTATTTAGATATATCACGCCACACCCAACCAGCAAGCGCAATTATACCTGAAAGGCATAAGCACTGGGAAACTGATAGGCAAAAAAATACCGCTTGCGCGGTTTAAACGCTTTTGTGAGGAGTTTTCTAAGACTCTGTGCAAAAGCATACACCTGATTTTAAAGTAGTGTCAATTTTTAACTTTGTAAGTGATGACGGGCTTACTGAAAAACTTACTTTTAGAGTAATCGTTTCAACAATTCATCACGGCTTAAATGAAAGTGTTGCGCAACATCATTCAAAATAGCGGATAACGTGCCTGTTTTTAAAGGATTATGCGCTGGCACAGTAATATGATGTTCACCGTTTTCTAAAGTCGTTAAACGAATGTGGCTTCCCGTTTGCCGCGTCATCTGATAACCCAAAGACGCTAGTTCTTTGACTAATTGTAATCCGGTTAAATTGCGCGGGAGCTTCATGCTGCAATCACTTCATCATGGACAAAATGCAACCGAATCACGCTGGGTTTTTGGGCTTCTTCAAAATGACACACAACCGCATCACGGACGTTATCACGAAGTTCGGCAACGGTTTGGGCATCGGTATAAATGGAATAACCCAGTGCTTTGGCAATAAAGCCGCCTTCAGGTGCATCTTCAACTAAAAAAATGATTTCGTTCATGGTTAAATTTTCTCTTTCTTTAGGCATTGATTGACACTAGATTATAGCAGTCCATTTTAAACAATAGTCAAATAACCCATGAGATTGAACCATGATTCCCGTTTACAAAATCGAAGCCGGTGACAAAGACATCACCGCCACCATTCGCCGCCATTTAGCCTCTTTTCGCATCACCGATGCAAAGGGGTTTGAATCCGATTCATTTGAAATGACACTAACCGACCCAAACGCAGAAATCGAATGGCCCACCATTGAACGCCGCTTAAAAGTGTCGATTGGCTATGATGATAAGTTGGTATTTAAAGGGGATTACACAACCGATGAGGTGAGCTTTGCAGGCCCAGCCGACCATTTTGTAATCAAAGCGCGGGGTGCGGATATGACCGCTAATAGCCCGTTGAAAATTCAGCGCACAACCTCTTGGCATAAAAAAGAGTCTTTAGGGAAAATCATTGAAGAAGTGGCAAGCAGAAACAAGCTGAAGGCAAAGGTTTCTAAGCGGTTTTACGATATAAAAGTGGAACATATCGACCAAAGTGCAGAATCTGATTTGAACTTCGTCACCCGTTTAGCGCATAAATATTTTGCAATTGTAAAAATAACCGATGGTAATTTGATTTTTGCCGACCAAAATACCGCAAAAACCGTTTCTGGCGATGATATGCCAGCATTTAAAATTTTTTTGCATCAAGTAGCACGCGATAACGGCTACCATTTTACCCACGCTGGCAAAAGTGAATACACAGGGGTGATTGCACGATGGCATGACGTACAGGAAAAAAAACCGAAAGAATTTGAGTATAAACCGCTGAAAAAAACGCGGACGCATTACAAGTCGGATAAAGAACGGGAAGCCGCCCAGCGCAAACAAAAACAAGAACAAGACCTTAAAAATGCCAAAACTAAAGAGGAACATGAGCAACTTAAGCGGCAGCAGGAGATTGAAGACCGCGCTATTTATGGTGAGAGCGGTAATGTAAAAACGCTAAAAAAGGTTTTTGGCAATGAAGAAGAAGCCATGAACGCAGCGGAGGCTGAATATAACCGCTTATTGGCGGGTAAAGACACCGCTGAAATTACTTTGCAACAAGCGATTCCTGAACTGACAGCCGAATGTAAAATTGAGTTGGTGGGATTTCGCAAGGGCATTGATAGGTTTTGGATTACTAAAGAAGTGTCGTTTGATTTTTCAAAGTCATCGGGCTTGACGGCGCACTTGCAGTTAGAAAAATCTCAGATTGCAGAGGATTTAGATGCCGAGGATGCTGCGATATGAGTTTTGCTTAACAGTAATTATCTTGTGAACTAGATAAAATCATGCGTTTTTGAAGGATAAAAACGCATGGTACAACTTTATAATGATGACTGTATGGCAGCATTGACAACGCTGCAAACGGGGAGTGTTGATTTTGTTTTGACTGATTTGCCCTACGGTATGACAAGTAATCAGTGGGATAACATTATTCCATTTGAGCCGATGTGGAAAGAATTAAAGCGAATTTGCAAGCCCAATGCGGCAATTGTTTTGCACAGTATGCAGCCCTTTACGACCAAGCTGATTGCCAGTAATTACAAAATGTTTAAGTATTGCTGGGTGTGGGAAAAGAATTGCCCGACTGGACATTTGCTGGCTAAGAAAATGCCTATGCGTAGCCATGAGGATATTTGCGTATTCTATGCGCGGCAATGTCTCTATAAACCACAAATGCGCGCTGGATTTAAGCCCTATACAAAGCATTCAAAAGGTACTGGATCGTCAAATTATAACGGCGGTAACAAGCCTCATATTACAGTGAGCGATGGCTCGCGTTATCCTTTATCCTATTTGCGTTTTGTACGCGATAAGGAAAGAAAACATCCAACGCAAAAGCCTGTAGCCTTAGCTGAGTATTTGATTGAAACGTACACGAATAAAGGAGATGTCGTTTTAGATTTTACGATGGGCAGCGGTACAACAGGCGTGGCAGCAAAAAATCTTGGTCGGCGGTTTATCGGTTGTGAAAGGGATAGTGCTTATTTTAAGTTAGCTCAAGATAGGATTGGCGTGTAAATTCACACCTGATGATAAAGCCTCAGTAATGGGGCTTTTTTATGCCCGCTGGTTTTGCAGAATTTGCTTTAGTTCTTCGGGTGATTTAATCTGAAATTCAACTAAGACAAGCAGATATTCAAGACAAGTTGGGGCAACTTTTTTGTCACCACAAATAGCTTTAATCATTCCTTTTTGCTCACCTGTCATAAGCAAATGGATATTTGCCGTGTGATTTTCCTTTCCTTTGCTGGCATTCTTATTTCCAATTTGAGACTCAGTATTGCCGTGTGGTTCTGTCATTTTATTTATCCATCTGGGTTGCCAGTATCCGACTGGCGGCGGTTTTTTTAAATTAAAGTGGCTTTATTAACCAGTATTCAGTTGCAGCGTAATAAATCGACTGTCCAAACTGTGTGTCGTCCACTTCAATCGCGCCGTTATCAAGTACGGTAGCAACCCGCATGGTTTTCCCTTTATTAATTCCTTTATCAATCAAAACTAAATCACCGACTAAAACTGCTTGAGTGAATTTTGATTTACCGCGTGGTTTTAAATAACCGTCTTTGCCTTTTACTGCCATGATGTTTACCCTTTATGAGTGATGCGCGGTATCCGACCGGCGGCGGTCAAGTTGCTTTTCAACTTATGCACATTATAGCTCTGTTTAATTCGTTTTACAACAAAAACAATTTTAACTTTTACAAAACTCATATCGCAGAGGGGCTGGGATAGGTTTCGCAGCCCTCGCTGCGAACTTTTTTAATATCAATTTAAGGAAAATGAAATTGAAAGAGCCGAAAGTCATTGTTTTTGCTTTTTTTTGTGAAAAAACGATTTTCACAAAGTGAAGGTAAATGAAGAGAAGTGAAGAATACACATACCCCACGTGCGCACCTCGCGTATTGGCGGTTGATTTTATTTTACATATATCGTGGCGGAAAGGGTTAAGGTGGTTAAGGTAAGTCTTTTTAACTATACAAAACAATAACTTAATACTTAACAAAATGGTTAAGGTTTAGTTAAGGAACCTTACCGCAAAACTTACCCAAACCTTAACAAAACCTTAACACGCCGAAAGCCTTGAGTGGCGTGGCTTACAGCGGTTTTTATAAAAACAACCTTAACAAACCTTCACTGTTTTGTTAAGGTACTAAGTCATTGATTTGTTAGGGTGTTATCAGCACACCTTAACAACCTTAACCCTTTCCGCCACGATATATGTAAAACCAAACAACAGGCACAAAAAAACCGCGTCTAAGCGCGGCTTTTAATTGGGGCGGATTCAGTGGGGATAGAATCAAGCCACTTGTTGCTGCATCAACCGATTTACTTGCTGCTCCAATTTCACAAGCCGTTCCTTTTCCTGAGCAACAGACAAAATCTCTTCCTGTTGTCGCTCAGGCAGTGCGTCTAAAAGCTCCATCATTATTTTTCTGCGCATATTTATTGGTTCGTTTGCCGAGTTTTTGTACATATCCCCTTCACCTTTGATTAGCCATTGCAAATTTATATCCGGCATCTTGTTCGATAGCTCGACGATAAATTCAAAGCTTGGGTAACGTTTGCCGCTTTCTATTTCCGACAATGAACTTCTAGGGCATAAAATTAATTCTGCAAACTCCTTTTGGTTCAATGACTTGTATTTTCTTATGGCGATTATTCTTTCGCTTATGTTCGACATTTCGACATCTCCACTTGAATGATTCGATAAACCGAATTATCATATCTATTAACGGTGCAAAACGCACCTACTAAAGATGACTATATACCTAATAAATAAGGATATACAAGTGGATAAACGAAATAAAAAAAATACGCGAAAACTTGATTACAAGACCTTTTACGCGGTTATTAATCGCTTTAAAAGAATGAGGACGAGCCTGTGCAAAGAGTCCAAAAAGCTTGGGTTTCATCACGATTTGGGTAAACGTGCATTACTCGGAGAGACACGAGGTGAAGTGAGTTTGAAACGAAAAGAATTACTCATCAGAGTGTCAAAAGGATTGACGATTGAAACTGAAGCCCAAGAGCTAGAACCAGAAACAACTACCGGAGAGCCAACATGATTATTAAGTCAGGAAACATTGTTTTTGACACAGAAAATCCATTATGCAAGGCAAAACTTGCGATTGCGCAAGGTCAGTTAATCGGTTTTTTCACTTTTATTGACTGGTACTGGGGCGAGCGCAAACACACCCCGACAAAAAAAGACACTATTCAATATTTTGGCATCTTGGAAGAAGATGAGGATGGCGTTGTAGTTCAGGCAGGTTGTCGCAAAGTCACTCTTGAATCTGTAAAAAACGTCATGGATTACGGCGCAAAGTTTACAAAATTTGAAAATTAATCGCTCCGCAGATCTCCTCTGCACACTTGGCGCGGCTTAACCGCCGCGCATTTTTTTAAACAAAAACGCATTGACTAGGCAGTTTTAACCTCACCAGAACTTAGGTGTCGTTGGCAAAACACAAGCAAGTAGCAGTGCGTTTCTTTTTAAAAAATAAAAACTAAATAGCGGAGCATTTCAATGGCTAACGAGCGAGATAAATTAAAACGGCTGTCAGTGACGATTAACTTAGTCAATCAAAATGGCTATTCATCAAAAACAGTTTTCAACAACAAAATATCTGGTGACCCATCAGCTGTGCTGCTGAATGTTATTAAAGAACTTGGATTTATAGCCTATTTTAATCTCCCGCATGAACAGGCATCTGAAGCTTTCATCAAAGGCTCTCTTAAGGCTGAATATGGCAGAGAGATAGTTGATATTGAGGATTCTGATGACGTGCCATTTTAAGGGGGGGGAATGGCAAGTCTAGACGCGCTACACGGCGAAATCATCGCAAAACTGAAAGCAGAATATCAATTTAAGGAGAACGCCCGCTATTTGCATAGCGGAATTTGCCCTACCTGTGGACGAAAAGATTTATACACCAGTGCTAAAAAACCGTATTACATCGTTTGCAATCACCGTGATAGCTGTCAATACGAGAGCAATATCCGTGAACTTATGCCGGAATTTTTTGAAAATCTGAATGAGCGTTATCCTGCAACCGATGAAGACAGTAATGCAACTGCAAAAGCGTATCTATCCTTAAAGCGAGGTTTTCCTGTCGAAAAAATGGCGGGCTGGTTTGAGCAAGGCGCGTTTAGTCGCAGTAATGGCAATCGCAGCACCCAAACAGTCCGATTCTTCCTGTCAGAAGACAGGAAGTTATGGTGGGAACGGTTTATTGAGCCAGTCGATTTAAGACAGGCAGATGGCACGGTTGAAACCCGCGACTGTAATTTCCCCAAAGGCGAAGACAGAACGGGAATTTGGTGGATGCCACCAGCGCTTGAAATAGCCGAAGGTGATACGGTGTATTTGTGCGAAGGGATTTTAAAAGCAATCCCTTTTTTGCTGGCCGATAAAAAAGCCGTATCTATTATGGCAAGCGGGTCTTTTCCGCATAAATCAATCAAACCACATTTGGGTAAAAAGGTGCGTTGGGTATGGGCATTAGACAGTGATGCCGCTGGACGCAAAGCAACCGTCACGCATCACCATGAACTGCTTGGTATGGGCGAGTTGTCATCCGCCATCTTTTCAACAGAGTATGAAAAAAAGCTGGATTGGGATGATATGGCGGTCACATGGGCAGATTTTGACCACATCAAAGAACTTGAATCAACCTACCCAAAAACCGCTACGCAGGTCAGTGAGCTAAAAAAACTGAATGCCAAGTTCCCCTTTTCGGAATCGGCTTTTAAACGGTATCACTATTTTGGTGATTTGGAGCTGGTTGATAGCTATGCCCGTAAAGGCTTTTTGATTTACAACCATCGGCAAGACAGTATGCAGGATGGGCTAGAGTCATCCGCTTATTTTTGTTATGAATTTGGCAAGCAAACATTTTCAGCCGATGTAAACAAGCAGGCTTTTGACAAACAGGTGGCGACACTCAATGTTGATAGACCCGAAAGCGAAGGGGATGCAAATAATTACGATGCTTTTATGTCAAGTACCGACATTAAAAAAATTGCAACGTGTAAGTTTTCATTTTTATATTATCAACAACCTATTTACAGCGATGAGGGCGACTATTTTTTTAGACTGGAAGTGGTGAACGGCGTAACGAAACTGGTGACATTCAAAAATTTAGCAAAAGCATCGTCATTTAAAGAACGTTGCCAGCTTGCGCCGGGCGCAAATTTTATGGGGGGCGATAATGCGCTGTCATGGCTGTATAACCGCTGGATGAGTTACAAGCCGCCAGTGGTAAAAGTCATCAATTACGCAGGCTATGTGGCTGAATTGGATGCGTATATTTTGGGTGATTTGGCTATTCAGAGCGGGAAAATCATCAAGCGCAATAAAAACGATTTTTTCCCCTTAAAAAAGGGCGGCATAAAATCGGTTTCGGATTTTGATTTTAGCCTAAATAAAACCGTTGATTTTTGCTGGGTAAATGATTTTAAAGCGGCGTTTAAAAACTATGGGTTAATTGTGCTGGCGTGGTGGATTTGCACGATTTACATCGGTCAAATCAAGGAAAAATACAAAGATTTTCCGTATTTCGCCCTGCTTGGCACATCAAATTCCGGAAAAACGCGCATGGTGCATTTTTTGTGGAAATTAACCGGTCTGGATGGTCGAAAAATGCCAGTAACACCGGGTACGCTTGTTGCGTTTTACCGTCAACTTTTGCGTTTTAGTGCGATTCCAGCGGTTATTAATGAGCTTGAAAATGAGGAATACAAAGACCAAGCGCGGGTACAAAAGAAAAAACAAGTTGAGCTGAATGACCTGAAAAAACTGTATGACGGTGAGCCACTTTATGCGCGTGGACGTGCAGATGGTGGCAGTAATAATGTCGATAATCCTGTTTTCAAAAGCAATTTAATGTTAGTGCAGAACGTTGAGATAAGTGATGTGTCAGAGTCAATGGTCACACGCTTTTGCAGATTATGGATGGACACTAAGCACCATGATGATAAAGGACGTGCTGCATCCGACCGCCTGGACGCTCTAACTATAGAGCAAGTAAGTGGTTTCTTAGTGCATCTATGTGTCAATGCTAAAAAGTTTTTAGCCGAATATGACGCGAATATGCAGCGGGCGAAAAATATGATTACTACAACGGGTGGCGACTGGATAAAAAATAGCCGTGTTAAAACAACTCATGCTCAATTGCTTGCGATGATTTACACCTTGCCAAGTATTTTGCCTGGCATTAGTGATGAAGACATTTTTGATTTGGAAGAAGATGTGTTGAGGATGGCGGTTGAGCGGCAGAGAACGATTGACGGCGATAATGGCGTTGTTAAGCGGTTTTGGGAGCAGTTTGACTATCTTGATAGCCAGTTTGTTGAAATGAACGGCAAAGTAAACAAAGACTTAATGAATCACATTGCCGTGTCGAAACGTGACCGTTTTATTGCGGTTCATATCCCCACTTTTTACAAAGCGTGTAAAGAAAGCAATCTACCAATACCTGACGTGGATGAATTGCATAAGTATTTGCCGACCAGTAAAGAACGGCGGTTTATTGAAACGAAGCGGATAGAGTCGTCTATCACAAGAATAACGACACTTTGTTACATTTTTGAGAAACCAAAGTAGATAAAAAAAGGCGTGAAAAATAACTTTAAGGAAACACTACGATGTTGTATTTTTTTAAATTTTAAAACTTGGAGATGAGAGTTAAATGGGTATAAAAGATTTGTTGCTTGATATTTTAATTGAGTTAAGAGGTAAAAATCAGACAAGATTGTGGGGAATTGATGATTTATGTGTTTATTTTGGAAAGGGAAAAACGACAGTAAAAGAAAAGATTACTTCGTGTCCTGATTTTCCAAAGCCTTTCTCTGTGAATAAAACAGAGCCAGTTTATCATCCTGATGAAGTTATCAATTGGGCGCGGAAAAAGCGGGGGTAATTTAATCATCTGTGTCAAAATTGTGTCATAAATTGCTGTAAGGCGCGTTAATTCTAGCTTTGAGTGTGCCGAAGAGAGGACTTGAACCTCCACGAAGTTACCTTCACTAGCACCTGAAGCTAGCGCGTCTACCAATTTCACCACTTCGGCATGAAGTCTGACTTTTAAGAAAGCCAAACTATACAAGTTTGGCTTTACCTTGTCAAAAAAATCATAAAGCTTGGCATCTTTATATGACTTAAAGCTAGATTAATCGGTAAAATACGACTTTTATTGTTACTTTATTCTTAAAACTCATTATGCGTACTTCTCAATTTCCTCTTAGCACGGTCAAAGAAACACCCGCCGATGCCGAAATCGCCAGCCATAAACTTATGTTACGCGCGGGGCTGATTCGTAAACTTGCCTCAGGACTTTATACTTGGTTGCCGCTGGGCTTGCGGGTATTACGCAAAGTAGAAAAAATCACCCGTGAAGAAATGGAAAAAGCAGGCGCGTTGGAAGTTTTAATGCCTGCTT